CCAGAGCAGAACCGCTCCTTACCCTCGGCGGTTAGCGTAGTACCTCTGCGGATTGAAAAATCCGTAGGGGGAAAAGTTACGCAAAGGGCAGCATAAAATGGAAGCAACATGGCAACACTTACTTCCTACCTATCGGAAGTCCGGCGGCTCCTGCACGATGCCAATGGTGTCTTCTGGGATGATGCTGAACTAACGGACAACATTAACAGCGCCCGTGAGCGCGTTGTTAGAGACACAGGGTGCTCGCGTACCCTTCAAATTACCCAAACCCCGATTTCTACCAGTGGCAATGTAGCTACTGCTTGGGCAGCAAGTACGCCTGTTACTGCTGGAGACTACCTGTTCTCTAACATTTTCATTTATGAAGTAACAGTCAGCGGAACTACTGACACCACTCCACCGCCGTACCCAGCCGCTTACGCCACTTTCCCGCCGTCTACTCCGTTTACCAACGGCACAGCAACTTTGCAGTACTCCGGCCCTGCGGAAATAATTGCCTATGCGGCTCTGCCTAACGGGCAGTACACGCTGGATGTCATGAATGTCAATGTTTATTGGGGCAACAGTCGCATACCTTTGCGTTACTTGCCCTGGACTAATTTCAATGCCCAGCTACGGTATTGGCAGAACTATGTTGGAAGACCTGTCTGCTTCTCAATCTATGGTCAAGGGCAGATATACATAGCGCCCATACCAGACCAAAGCTATGCCATAGAGATAGATACGGTTGTCATGCCCACAGCATTAACAACTGCCGCTCCTGATGCGGTTGACACCATCGTTTCCCCGTACACCTCTCCTGTGCCCTTCTACGCAGCCTACAAGGCCAAGTACAAAGAACAGAGCTACGGCGAAGCGGAAATTTACAAGCAAGAGTACATGAAACAGGTCAATTCTGTTCAGAACTCTGTCTTCACGCGCCGCATCCCAGACCCTTACTCTAGCCCGTACTAATCATGGCAGCAGCAGAGCAAAAAAAGTCTTATGCTGTTGTTAAGAATTTCACCAGTCTTAACACTAAAGCCAACAGAACTGCCATCAGAGAGGATGAGTTTGCCTGGATAGAGAACGCCATGCCTATTGGGGCAGGCAACATCAAGGTCACCCCATCTCAAGCCACAGTCAGAGACTCTGGTAATGCTGCCGTTGCTTTTGGCAACACAGTGACGGCGCTTGTTTCTGCCAACATAGATGTCAGCGACTATGTAATTGGTTTTCAATCAAATGGTGCAGCGCAATATTTCAACGTCACTGCTTCTACAACTGGCAACATTGCTGCTGCGGGCACGTTTTCTTCAACAGGCGTAACCACCGCTCAGTTCAAAAACCAGAAGGTCATCATTGGCGACCCTGACAAAGGCTTGTTTTCTTGGGATGGCGGCAATCTGTCCAGCATTGGTTCTGTAGGCGCTATTGGCATAAGAAACTCTGGCGCAGGCTACACCAGCACGCCTAGCATTACCATTTCTGCCCCTCAAGAAACAGGCGGCAACGTGCAGGCAACGGCTACTGTTACTGTAGGTTCTGGTGTTGTTACTGCCATTACTCTCACTAACGGCGGTCAGGGTTACACGGCTACGCCCACAGTGACTATCAGCGGCGGTGGAGCTACTACCGCCGCTACAGCGGTGGCTTCTTTGGTCACGTTCAAGACAGGCACAGTGTCTGTGGTAATGAACACATTTGGCACGGGCTACTCCAACTCTTCCAATGTCACTGTGACTATTGGTGACGCTACTGGCTACACAACACGGGCCATAGGCAACGCTATTGTGTCCGGCGGTCAAATTACTCAGGTCATCATGACCAACGCAGGGGCTGGTTACACCGCTGCATCTAACGTGGCGGTGGTTATTGTCGACAGCAGCGGCACACCAGGCACGGGCGCAACCGCTACAGCTTTTGTCAACGTAGACAAGGTTGTGGATGTTGCTACTTTCTCTGGCAGAGCATGGGTAGCTGCTGGCAGGACGGTGTACTACTCTGCCGCCACCAGCATCAGCGACTTCACATCTGTGTCTGCGGGGTCTTTTGTTATCACAGATTCCACTCTGCACGGCAACATCCAGGCTTTGCTGTCTGCCAACAACTTCCTGTACATCTTTGGTGATGACAGCATCAACGTGTTCTCTGACTTGCGGGTGTCCAGCACGGGAATAACCCTGTTCACCAACACCAACGTCAGCGCCAGTATCGGTACTAAGCGGGTGTACGGCATCTTTCCGTATTTCCGCTCCGTCCTGTTCATGAATGACTACGGCATGTACGCCCTGGTTGGTTCCACCACCAGCAAGATTTCTGACCAACTGGATGGCATCTTCCCGTTTATTGACTTCACTAAACCTGTCACAGGCGGGCAAGTCCTGCTTAACAGCATTCTGTGCGCGGCATTCTCTTTCACCTACAACGACCCACTCTCCTCTGCAAGACCTATCCAAGCGGTGTTCTTTGAGAAGAAGTGGTTCATCACCAGCCAAGGTGCTTTGACATTCGTCACTTCTGTTCCATTTGGCGGGGTGATTAACCTCTACGGGACTACAGGCACTGACCTGTACAAGCTGTACGGCAACGCCACAGGCAATGTCGCCAGCACTATCCGCACGGCCTTGATGCCTATGGGTGACAGCATCCGTACCAAGCAGGCTCTGAAGTTTGGCATTGAGGCCACTCTGACCAACGCTTCCAGCCTGTTTGTCACAGTGGATAGTGAGGCTGGTTCTAGCCCTATTTACACACTAGACAACGCAGTCACTTGGTATAACAATAGCTTCACCACCATAACCTGGAAAAACAACAGCAATGCCCCTATTGGCTGGCTAGTTTCCAACGGCTATGCCTTATACAAGACTGACGCGCAGCAGTACGGTAAGTACTTGGGATTGACCATTACCAGTAACAGTGCTGGTTTTGTGTACAACACGTTTGAGTTTGAACATGAATTAAGAGTGAGGTTCTAAATGGCAGTTCCTAATATTTTTGGCACGGCTACAGCGGCTATTCCGTTGTCCAACCTAGATACCAATTTTGCTACACCCATCACGCTGGGCAATACGGCTATCCAGCTAGGGAACACCGTCACCACGCTTAACAACATGACGTTGGCAAACGTCACTATCAGCAGCGTAGGTACGGCAATCCCTAACAACTTACTTGCAAATAGCACAATAACGCTTGGCAATGCTACGTTAACGCTTGGTGGCACAACTAGCACGGTTGGTAATTTGACTGTTACAAACACTCTTGTGACAGAGATGCGTGAGACAACAACTGTTTCAGCAACAGCAGCCACAGGAACAATTAACTATGATGCTTTGACTCAAGTTGTTCTGTACTTCACCAGCAACGCATCTGGCAATTTCACCTTGAACTTCCGTGGCTCTAGCAGCACATCACTGAACACTGTGATGTCTACAGGTGAGTCTCTGTCCGCTACTTTCTTGGTCACCAACGGCGCTACGGCCTACTACAACTCTGCTGTGACAATTGACGGCAACAGCGTTACTCCAAAGTGGCAAGGTGGGACTGCACCAACCAGCGGAAATGCAAGCTCCATAGACAGTTACACCTATGTAATTATCAAGACAGGAAGCGCCGCTTTTACCGTGCTGGCCTCGCAGACCAAGTTTGCATAAGGAATAGCTGATGCCACGCCTTTCAAAAGTTGGAGCCGCCGCACTTGCTGCCTTTGGGTGGACTGGGATTTCGCCCGTCACGGTAAGCTACCTTGTAGTTGGTGGAGGAGGTGGGGGTGGTGCAGGCGATGGATCTGGGCTTGGTGGCGGTGGCGGTGCTGGCGGTTTTCTAACTAGCACAACATCCCTTAACCCAAGTCTTTCATACACAGTAACAATTGGTGCTGGTGGAGCATCGGTCAATTCGCAAACGGGTACTGACGGAAATCAGTCTGTATTTAATGCCATTACATCTGCTGGCGGTGGTGGCGGCGGGGGTAGAGTAGGAGGCGCATTAACTGCGGGTAAAAATGGCGGGTCAGGTGGCGGCGGGGCTGTGGATGGGGCAATAATCCCGTCACAAACAAACGGCGGTACTGGCAATACACCATCTACCTCCCCAAGCCAAGGTAACAATGGTGGTGCTGGAGTTGCCGCAAATGACAGAGCGGGTGGCGGTGGCGGTGCTTCTGCTGCTGGTGCTGCTGGAAATGTATCTGGCAATGGCGGCGCAGGAACAGCATCGTCAATTTCTGGGTCATCAACAACCTATTCTGGTGGTGGCGGTGCTTCTGGCGGTGCATCATTTGGAACCGGAGGGGCAGGGGGCGGAGGCCGTGGAGCGCAATTTTCTCCCGCTGGTTCGGCTGTTGAAGGAACGGTTAATACAGGAGGCGGTGGAGGAGGAGGAACAATCGGAGGCAGTGGTCAACAAGGCAAAGCAGGCGGCTCGGGTATCGTAATCATCTCCTACACAAGCGCAACACAATTATTCGGTGGTGGAACTGTTACCCAATCAGGCGGTAACTTCATTCACACATTCACATCTTCTGGCGCACTTAGCCCTTTGTCATCTGTGACGGC